GAGAAGAGCGGAACGTACTGCTGCTCGCCGCCTGTACGGGTCACCAGAAAGTCGAGGCGGGCGGGCCGTCAGGGCCCTGACCCGCAGCCCAATCCAAGTTCCCGACACGGGAGGACGACCAATGCCCGGACGTGGCCCGGCGCCGAAGGATCCGGCGACCCGCAGACGCAGGAACAAGCCCGCTGAGGCTCAGCATCGGGTGGCGGGCGATGGCCGCCGGCGTGGCCCTGCCCTGCCGGTCGGCGTGCTCGGTTCGGACGACGATGGTCGGCCGGTCGAGTGGCATCCGATGACGGCGAAGTGGTGGGAGACGTGGCGGAGGTCGCCGCAGGCGAAGCTGTTCAATGGCACCGACTGGGACTTCCTGCTGGACACGGCGCTGATGCACCACATGATGTGGGCTAAGGGCCGGTGGGATTTCGCTTCGGAGGTCCGGCTTCGGGCGGCGAAGTTCGGGGCGACGCCGGAGGACCGGGCGCGGCTGAAGATGGAGATCGATGCGCCCGGTGCGGCGCCGGCGACCGGCCCGTCGGCCAAGGTCACGGACATCGCATCGAGGCGTAAGCGTCTGACGAGCTGAGGTGCCGCGCCGTGTGGTGCGCGCCAGCTCGCATGAGCGGGGTCGCTCGCTCGGCTGGCTGGCGTTGGCGTGGATGGAGGAGCTCACGGTCCACGGGCCAGGCGACGTGCAGGGCGAGCCGGTCGTGCACGGCGACGAGTACTCGGAGTTCGTGGCTGACTGCTACGCCCTCGAGGCGGACGGCCGGCTGCTGTACGACTCGGCCTTTCTGAGCCGCCCGAAGGGTTGCGACAAGTCGGGCTTCGGGGGCCGCCTGGCCCTGTTCGAGGCGCTCGGCCCCTGCCGGTTCGATGGCTGGGCCCGGGGCGGCGAGGTGTACCGGGATCCATTCGATCTCGGCTTCGAGTACCCCTACGAGAGGGGCGAGCCGATGGGGCGGCCGGTGCGGTCGCCGTTTATCCGTTGCATGGCCACCGAGGAGGGCCAGACCGGCAACGTGTACGACACGGTGTATCTGAACGTGACGGAGGGTCCGCTGGGCGGGGTGCGGGGTCTTGATCCGGGCCTGACCCGGATCTTCTTGCCGGGCGGGGGCGAGATCGTGCCCTCGACGGCGTCGGCCTCGTCGAAGGACGGGGGCCGGGAGACCTTCGTGGTCTTCGACGAGACTCACGTGTACAACACGCCGGAGCTGCGCCGGATGTACGCCACGGTGACCCGCAACCTCCGGAAACGGAAGGGCACCGCGGGGACCTGGTATCTGGAGACGACGACGATGTTCGCTCCGGGCCAGTCGTCGGTGGCCGAGTCGACCTACAGCCAGGCGGAGAAGGTCCTGGAGGGCCGCACGGGACGCCAGCGGCTGCTGTACGACCACCGGTGGGGCGAATGCGAGGACCTCTCCGACGAGAAGGCGCTCCGGGCCGCTCTTCGGGAGGCGTACGGCGATGTGAACTGGGTCGATATCGATGGCCTGGTCGACGAGTTCCATGACCTGCGCAACGACGTCACGGACAGCCGCCGCTACTTCCTGAACGCACCGACGGAGGCATCGGACGCATGGGTCGCTCCGCACGAGTGGGCGGCCCGGGTCGACGCCACGAAGGTGGTCGCCGATCGGGACACGGTGACGCTCGGCTTCGACGGCTCCCGGCGGCGGTCGAGAGGGGTCACAGATGCCACCGCGCTGATCGGCTGCCGGGTGTCGGACGGCCACGTGTTCGAGGTCGAAGTTTGGGAGCAGCCGTCGGGACCTGACGGCGACAACTGGCAGGTCCCGACGGCTGAGGTCAACCTGGCGGTCCGGGAAGCCTTCCGCCGGTTCAACGTGGTCGGCTTCTATGCCGACCCGGCCAAGTGGGAGACATTCGTGGCCGGCTGGGAGGCTGAGTTCGGCGCCCGCTTGAAGGTGAAGGCCACACGGGACCATCCGATCGAGTGGTGGATGACCGGTGGTCGAGCCTCTCTGACGGTGCAGGCTCTCGATGAGTTCCACACGGCGGTGGTCGAGGGCCTGATGACCCACGATGGGTCTACGACACTGTCGAGGCACATGCTCAATGCCCGCCGCCGGGCGTCGAGGACCGGCGTGCAGATCGCCAAGGAGAATCCGGACAGCCCTCGCAAGATCGATGCTGCCGTGGCGGCGACGCTGGCGTGGCGGGCCCGGGTCGACGCTCTGGCCAAGGGGCTCGACCGTAAACCTGTGTCCCGGGCCCCGGCCCGTATCCGCTGAGGAGACGCCTGTGATTGACACGACGGTCCCTCAGAGCCCGGGGTGGTGGATGGCGCATCTGCAGGCGAAGCTGGTGGCCCGGGGCCGGCGTCTCACGCTGCTCGACCTGTACCTGCGGGGCGACCCGCCTCTACCGCGCGAGGTGGACCGGTCGACCCGGCAGTACTTCCGGGAGTTCATGCGCCGGTCGAGGACCAACTTCGCGGAGCTGGTCGTCGAGGCCGTCCGGGAGCGGATGGTGGTCCGGGGTTTCCGGACGGCGGCCGCCGAGGACGACATGGGAGACTCGGCCGCCTGGGACATCTGGAAGGCCAACGGCTTGGCCGTCGAATCCGGCGACGTGCACGAGCTCATGTTGGCCCTCGGTGACGCCTATGGGATCGCCGGCCTCGACGGCGACGGCAATCCGATCATCACGGGCGAGGACCCCCGCCAGGTGGCCACCGCCAGCGACCCGGCCCGGCCGCAGAACATCGTCGCCGGCCTGAAGATCTTCCACGACAGCATCAACGACATGGACCTCGCCTACCTGTACCTGCCGGGCCGGGTGATGATCGCCGGATCTCAGCGCAAGGCCAGGACGGAGGTGTCGGCTCAGAACGTGTCGTTCAGCCCGATGGGCTGGGACTGGCTCGACCCGTACCTCGAGCGGGTCGTCGACATCGAGGACGATGACCTGATCTCGGTGCAGTCGTTGCCGCCCCAGGCGCAGGACGTGGTCCCGGTCGTCCGGTTCGCCAACAAGCGGTTCCGTGGCGAGTTCGAGGGCCACATGGACATTCTGGAGCGCATCAACCATACGATCCTGCAGCGTCAGGTGATCTCGTCGTTCCAGGCGTTCAAGCAGCGAGCCGTGATCGGCGACCTGCCCGACACCGATCCGCAGACCGGTCAGCAGATCAACTACGACGAGCTCTTCTCGTCCGACCCCGGGGCCTTCTGGCGACTGCCGACGGGCACAGACATGTGGGAGTCAGGAGCGGGGGATCTCACGGCGATCCTGTCGTCGATCGAGGCTGACGTCCAGCACCTGGCAGCGGTCACTCGGACGCCGATGCATTACCTGACGCCGGGGGAGGCGTCACAGTCAGCTGAGGGCGCCTCACTGCAGCGGGAGGGCCTCGTGTTCAAGACCGAGGACCGGATCGCCCGGGCGACGGTCGGTTGGGCCCGGCTCATGTCGATGGCATTCCTGTTCCAAGGCGACGAGGTGCGGGCCAAGCTGTCGTCGCTCGAGCCGCTGTGGGCCCCCGTCGAACGCTACGGGCTGGCGGAGAGGGCCAGCGCCTCGGCGCAGGCTGTGGCGCTTCCGTGGGAGACGCTGATGGAGCAGGTGTGGCAGCTCACCCCCGAGCAGCTGGCGCGGGCCCGGACGCAACGCACGGACGACCAGGTGTTGGCTCAACAGGCAGCACTTCTCGCTGCCGCTACCGGACATGGTCCTCAGCCGCCGGCTCTGCCGCCAGCGCTGGTCGTGTCCGGGGACTAGCCCGGCGTGGCTGATCAGGCAACCTACGAGCAGCTCGTCGCCGCCCAGGCCGCCTCGAGACAGCAGCTCGCAACCATGGCCGTCGGGTACGCCACTAGCTCCGCAGCGGCGTTTTCCGCCTGGTATGACGACGCCAAGGTGGCAGCGTGGGCGCAGCAGCTCGCCAATGTCGTCCAGGCCCTGCAGCGCCAGACCGCAGCCCTCACCGATGCCTATCTGACTCGGCTCGCCTCGACGATGACTGGCCGGCCGCTGGCGCCGGCAGGCGCCGTCGACGTCACCGCCCTCCGCAAGAGCACCACGCCGGTCCAGGTGTACAGCCGGGTCGCCGAGACATACCGCTACGCCGTATCGCAGGGCGCCGACGGTCCGAAAGCACTCGTTCAGGCCGCCCAGCGCGCTGACATCCTGGCGGACACAGATGTGGCGCTGGCTGCCCGGGCCCAGTCTCAGCGGTTCATGATCGTCCATCGGGTGGACGGGTTCCGCCGCGTCATCCACCCCGAGCTCGCCCGAGGCGGCACGTGCGGCTTGTGTGTTGCGGCCGCCGACAACGTCTACCACCGGGACCAGCTGATGCCGCTTCATGCCAGATGCGGCTGCACCACGGCGCCCATCATCAACGGTGTCGACCCGGGCCACCAGATGAACCGGGCCGATCTCGACGCTCTGTACCAGGCGGCCGGCGGCACGCAGGCGCCCAGCCTCACGAAGGTCCGCTACGTCGTGCACGACAGCGGGGAGCTTGGCCCGGTGCTCGCGGTGCATGGCCAGCACTTCAGGGGGCCGGCCGATATTCCGGCCGCATAGCTACACCGACGACTTCACAAGATTCCGGGCTCGCCTCTGCCAATCCCCACGGCTGGCGCCCGGCGTCGGGTCGGTCTCCACCGGACCGACCCGACATCCATCCCGGCCCGACACGGGCCCCCAACCCGACAAGGGGAACACCATGAAGTCAGCCCTCCCGTACCTCGACCCGATCCGCACGACCCGAGGCGGTCGCCCCGTCTGGCTGTGGCCCGACGGCAAGGTCCTGCCGGTTGTCGCCGGGGGGGAAGGCCCCACCCCGCCAGCACCTCCCGCTCCGCCGGCACCGCCGGCACCCCCGGCGCCCACCGACCCTCCTGCTCCGCCGGCACCCCCCGCTCCGCCGGCCGAGCCGGGATTCCCTGAGAACACGCCAGTGGTCGAGATGACCCCGGCGCAGCAGGCCGCCTACTGGAAGGACAAGGCCCGCAAGCACGAGGCCAGGGCCAACCAGAGGGCCGACTACGACGAGATCAAGGCGAAGGCCGACCAGTACGACTCGCTGGCCAACGCATCGAAGACCGAGCAGGAGCGTGCCATCGAGGCGGCTCGCTCCGAGACCACCGAGCGGGTCCGGGCGGAGGAGCGGGCTCGAGCCGGGGTGCGACTTGTCGATGCCGAGATGCGTGCAGCTTCAGCGGGCCGGCTCACCGCTGAGCAGCTCGGCGTGATCCTCGACCCGATCGACCGCACCAAGTTCCTCACCGCCGACGGCGACGTCGACACCGAGAAGGTCGTCGCCTTCGTCGCCGGGATCGCTCCGGCCGCGCCGGAGGGCGGCAATGGCCGGCGATTCCCTGATCTCGGCCAAGGCCGCCGCGGCGACGGCCAAGGCGCTGGTGGGGCCACACCTTCAGTCCAGTCCGGCAGGGACAGATACAAGGCCCGTCACGGGCGACCCGCAACTACCTGATCTGTAACTGCCTAGGAGGGCAGACATCATGAACCTCAGTCCCATCAAGGAGACCTTCGGCCAGGACAACCAGACCTGGCTCGGGTCCGCACACGGCAC